TAACCGGGGTCAGTCGTCTCGCGTGTTTGTGCAGATGCGTGCTGGTAATCGTGTGATTGCTCAGATGCGTAATCAAACTATTCTTCGTCTTGTGGTTCGTAATGCTGCGACGATTATTGCTGATATGGCTAAGAAGCGGGCTACGCCGAGTGGGACCAAGACTGACTGGTATGTGTATCTTCCTGCTAAAACGTATACGAAGAATCAGAAGCCTGGTTTCCGTCGTCACACTGTTACTACGCAGGGCGATCAGATGTTGCAGAACTTGAAGGGTTGGGGGCGTGGTTCCGCTTCTCGTGTTGCTTACCCGTCTGTGGAGAAGACGTTGCCTGATGTTCGGGACAAACTTATTACAAACTTGAATGAGTACATTGCTTTGACTAACAGAGAGCTTGGTGCCTGATGGCTAAAGAAAGACCATTATCAATACCGGTAATCCTTGGTATCAAGGGTGGCGGTCTTGATGAGGCGATTAAGGACACTAAGAGGCTCTCGACTCAGTTGGGTAGGTTGTCTGATACGGCTGTCAAGGCTGCGGCTGGTTTTGTTGCGTTCAAGGGTGGGCAACTTGTAGCTAATTTTGCTCGTGACGCTGTTGATGCGGGTCGTGACCTTCAGGTCAACTTGAACGGTTTGCAGTCTGTGTTTGGCGAGTTTACGCCGACGATGGTTGAGTTTACGAAGTCTACTGCTGGCATTGGTTTGTCAATGTCTGATGCGGCTAAGGCTTCTACGTTCCTTGGTTCGGTGTTGAAGCAGTCCGGTTTTGCGATGGACGAGGTTTCTGAGCAGACACAACGCCTGGTGCGCTTAGGTGCCGACCTTTCGCTGACGTATGGTTACGACGTTCAAGAAGCGTTGCTGGCTATGACTGCTCTGTTCCGTGGTGAGTACGACCCGATTGAGAAGTTCGGTGTCGCCATGAAGCAGAACGAAATTGAAGGTGAGAAGCTGAAGCGTGGCCTTGAGGGGTTGACTGGTTCCGCTGAGCGTCTTGTCGATCAGCAAATCAGGTTGGAGCTGCTGTACCAGCGTTCTTCCGACTCTATGGGCGCGTATGAGCGTCAAGCGGGTACGTTGCGAGTTGCTCAAGATAATCTGCGGGCAACCTTCGCAAACATGCAACAAATTCTTGGCACACAAATGTTGCCGGTTGTTGCCGACCTCACCGCATCATTGATTCCGCTCGTTGAAACTATTGGACCAATTCTGGCTGCGGCAATGCGCCAGGTTGTACCGTTCCTGGTTTCTTTTGCTCAAAACACGGATCAGATTGTTTCTTTTGCCGTTAGCCTGGTAAAGGTTCTTGCAGCAGTTGTCACAGTTATGGCTGGCTTAGCAAAAATCATTGTCGAGAACATTGGCGTCATCAAAGCGCTTGTTGTTGGGCTTACAGTTCTTGCTACAGGTTTTTACGCGCTTCGTGTTGGCGTTGCAGTATTCAGCGCTGTTCGTGCCGCAACTCTAGCGTTGAACATTACTTTGGTGCAGACCAAGGTTGCTTTGGACACTATCAAGATTGCAATGTTCGCAATCCCGATTGTCGGCTGGCTTGCCGCATTGGGAACCGTTATCAGTATTGGTTACGGCATTTCCGAGTCCGCTAAGGCCGCTGGCGACAGCGTTGAGGACATGCTCGACACTGATGCTTTGATGGCTGATATTGATGCCACTAAAAAGAGTGCCGAGGATGCTCTTGCTGATGTTGGCGATGCGATGGGTGAAACCGTCAATGGTGCTGGTGGTGCAGCTAAAGACGCTGTAAAAGAGTTTTACTCTAAGCTTGCTGATGAGGCTCGTAAGCAGCAGGCTAAGGTTGGCCTACAAGAGATGGGGCTTTCTGACGGTCTTATCAACTCTATTTTGGGTTCTGGCGCTGATTGGGAACGGGTTTTCAACGATGTTGTTAGCCGTGGTGTTGCCGGTATTGAGCAGGTGCAAAACTTGTTCCGATCAACTGCTGCTGGTTTTGATGAGGCAATGTCACAATGGGAGGAAGAGTATGGCGAGCCGTTCCGTAAGTTCAAGGAAGATGCGCTTGGTGCCCGTGACGCTCTAATTGAGTTTACGCGGGAGATTGAGATTCTGCCTTCTGTGGCGGAGACTCTTGGCGAGTTTGAGCGATCCGCTGTTGACAATCTTGCTTCTATTGAGGAGAAGCTTGAGGATGCGTTTGATAACGGTCAGTTGTTGGATGGTTCTTACCAGAACTTGTTGCAGTATGCGCGTGATGAGTTCCAGGTGTTGCGTCAGATTGAGCGTCAACGTGATGAGATTATTGGTCGGCGTAATGCTGCCGAAGCACTCATTAACTCGGTTCAATCTTCAATCCTTTCTGGTGGGCGTCTTGTTGGGATTCTTGGCAAGGTGCAAACCGAGGCCGAGGGTGTTGATGTTGTTGAGTTTGCAAACCGTACCGTGTCGGCTGGTACGAGCCTCAAAGAGTTCCGTACCGCTTTGCTTTACAACTTTGTGGAGCCGATTGAGAAAGCCAAGTCCAGGGCTGACGAACTGGTTTCCGGTTACAGGGCTGTTGTGGAGCGCACCAGGGAGTTTGTTGAGAACCTAAAGGCTCTGCGAGCACTCGGTCTTGATCCGATGCTGTTCAATCAGTTGGTTGAGGCTGGTGTTGAGGCTGGCGGTGAGACCGCTAAGGCTTTGATTGAGGGTGGTTCTGACACTGTAAACGAGGTCAACTCGCTATTCGCTGAGCTTGATGCTTTGGGTATGGAGCTTGGTGAGAACACTGCTCAGGTAATGTATGGGCAGGGTGAAAACTTTGTCAACGGTATTGTTGAGGGTTTGACGGCGCAGGCTGGCGAGCTTGAGATTTCCGCTCAGTCGATTGCTGAAGCGTTTACAACCACGTTTGAGCAGGTTTTGATTGATGGTATTAATGCGGCCATTGATGCGGCTGAGGCTGCTATGGCGCGTATGCCCCGTATTGAGGACTTTGTTGGTGATTTGGACTTCGACGGTGATGGTGTTGATGATGGCATTATTTCAAGACCGCAAATTGCGCCAACTGCTTCTCTTGGTAATCCTGAAGCTGTTAGAGCTATCCAGTCTATTACCCGACGCAATGAAGAAATTGCAGCATTGAACCGTTTCGCTAACGCTCGTGTTGCGGAGCGAGCCATGCCTGAACCGGCGACCATGCGGCAATTCGATCCGAGACCGGGCGCACAAGGTCAAATAACTGTGATCAATAATTACACAAGGACTTCTACTCGTGAAACAATAAACGCAAACAATCAAGCTAACAGAACCACTGGCACAAGTCGTTTCTTGACATCTACTGGCGCTAGCCAAAACTTCTTGGTGTAATCATGGCTAACCCAACACTCAAAGTAGAAATTGGTTTCGACCTTACTGATAGTCCAGTAGCGGAGTTTTTTAGACTTGACGATTCGGTGCAGGGTCGCCTAGATAACACAACTTACCGACTCGGTGGGACATTGTTTTACGACGTTAGCCAATATGTTATTAGTGTAGACGTACAGCGAGGGAAGTCAGCAATTCTTTCTAATTTTCCGCCCGGTGAGTGTAAAGTTGATTTCACTAACCATACAAGAGTTTTTGATCCGTTATACACAGCGTCACCGTTTTATCCAGAGATTGTTCCACGGCGAGAGCTTCGAGTCAGCGCTAATGGGATTGCGGTGTTTCACGGTTGGATTGATGATTGGGATTTGGCTTACCAGCCCTCGGGCGACTCGATTGCGACAGCTAAAGCATCTGACGCACTGAGCAATTTAGGTTCTCAAACCTTAGATGCTTTCACTCCAAGTGTTGAGAGAGCGGGCGCTCGCATCGATTCGGTTTTGTCACGTTCCGAAATTGCTTGGCCTTCTACTTTACGCGACTTGGATGAGGGCGCTGTAGATATGGCAGCTAACCCCGTGACTGCTGAGACAAACTTAATTGATTATTTGACCGCTGTGGCTGGTTCCGATCCGGGATATGTGTTTGTTACGACAGATGGAAAAGTAGCTTTTAGGGATCGTCGAAAGGCGCCTACCTCGGCGACGCTTGTTGAGTTCGGAGAAGGCGGTATTCCTTTTGCGAGTATTGGTGTGACCTATGGGTCGGAGTTGTTGTTCAACAGGGTTTTGGCTTCTCGGCAAAATGGTGGCACTGCGATTGCGTCCGACATTGCATCGCAGGATTCTTACGGTATTCGTGACCTTACTTTGTCGAATACTCAGTTGGCAAACGATTCGGATTTGATTGACTATGTTGTGGGTCAGGCGTCGTTGTATTCTCAGCCAGAATATCGTTTTGACCAAGCAGCGATTTCTTTGGAGAAGCAGTCTGCTGCTAATCAGAATGAGATTCTTGGTTTAGAAATCGGGGATGTTTGTAAGATTGCTTTTACTCCGAACAACATTGGTGATCAAATTGTTCGATATGTTGAGGTTCGTGAAATCAACCATAATGTGCAAACTCAGTTTCACACTATAGAGCTTGGTTTTAGCGAGACAAGATACGCGCCTCTTGTACTTGATGACGCTGTATTCGGTAGACTAGATGTAGGCACTCTATCTTGGTAAGGAATACTTATGCCATATAAGGTTTGGGCGGTCAATGAGATTTTGACTGCGGCTGACATGAATACTTATGTCGGGAATCAGACGGTTTTGTCGTTTGCTGGGACTGCTGCTCGGGCGACTGCGATTGGTACACCGGTTGAGGGTATGGTGTCGTATGTTGGTGGTGGCACTGTCGAGGTGTATGCGGGTACTGCTACTGGTTGGACGCAGATCAGTGGTGGTGGTGGTGGTGGCGTTACTGTTGGTACTGCTGCCCCTGATTCGCCGTCTGAGGGTGATTTGTGGTGGGATTCGGATGACGGCAAGCTTTTTGTTTACTACGTCGATGTTGATTCGTCTCAGTGGGTAGATGCAGCAGGCCCCTCGGTTGCCGTACAGTCCACAGCCCCTACGGGGTATGAGGGGCAACTGTGGTTGGATGACACTGATGGTTCGATGTATGTGTATTACACGGACCCTGGTGGGGGTGCTTCGTCTTGGATTGGTGCGGTGTCGCGGTCTGGCGGTATTTTGCAGGTTGTGTCCACGACAAAGACGGACACGTTTAGTGAAAGTGTTGGCGCTCGCCCTACTATCAGTGGTGCGATTACTGGACTGACTGCAACGATTACCCCACGCTCGACCAGTAGCAAAATCCTAGTGGTTGTTTCTGCTGCAATAGCTTCTAATTCGAGCAACGATGGGGTCTATCTTCACCTTTATAGGGATGGCGCGGTCACAGGCTTTCAGGGGGATGCGGCTGGAAGCAGACAAAGAGCTGCAAGGCTTCACGTTTTCAACTATATTACGCAGGTTGTTGCGCCGATTACTTATTTAGACAGCCCTAATACAACATCCTCTGTAACTTACGACTTGCGACTATCGCACGACCAATCTTCTACCGCGACTGTGTATTGTAATCGCGGCGAGCAAGATGTAGACGATAACTTGAACAGTAGGGCAGCTAGCTCTATTACTTTGATTGAGGTGGCTGGCTAATGGATATTACACTGGTACTTTCACGGCGTTACCCTGATGCTCTTTGGTCTTTGAATGGTGACTCTTACAGTGGGCTCACCTGGCTCTCCGAGGACACGCCACAACCATCCCTCGCTGACCTTGAGGCTGTATGGGCTGAGGTACAGTTCGAGGTTGCTTACGCCAAGGTGGAGGCTGACCGTCAGATCGCGTACCGTGACACTGCTGATCCTATTTTCTTTGAGTTTCAGCGTGGGGATATGACTGAGGCTGATTGGTTGGGTGCTGTGCAGGCTGTGAAGGATGCTAACCCGTATCCGGTGTTGGAGGATTTCTTGCCTGAGCCGGAGCCTGAGGTTGTTGTTGACCCTGACGCTCCTGTGGATGAGCCTGTGGTTGACGAGCCTACACCTGAGGAGGTGTAGTCGTGGCGTTAGATTTTCCAGATGCCCCCACAGACGGGCAAGTGTATGAGGGCTTTGCGTACTCTACTGCTGTTGGTGCTTGGGGTGTACGGGGTAACACTTTCAGTGCCGCTGGTGTTGCTTCGGTAACTAACGCTGGTACGGCCACGGTTGGTTCGGATACTGTTTACACTTGGAATGCTTCTGGCGGTGTAGAGGTTGCTGTTGGTGGTTTGGCTGACATTCTTGTCGTTGGTGGTGGCGGTGGTGGCGCTGAGGGTCGTGGCGGCGGCGGCGGTGCCGGAGGCTATCTTTACATTGAAAACGCTTACCTGCCTGCCGGTTCGCTAGATATTGTTGTTGGTGCCGGTGGCGCCGGTGCGGTTGTGCAGAGTAATGAGGGAGAGCACGGCAATAACGGTGAGCCATCGCGCTTGGGGTCATATTATGTCCCTGGCGGGGGTGGGGGTGCTGCTTACTCTCGCAATTCAGGCGGTTCACAAAACTCAACCGTTGGACTCAATGGTGCATCAGGTGGTGGTGGAGGAGGAAAAAGCACTGGAAGCGGTGATTCTGGCGGTTTAGGTTTTTCACCTATCGGCAACAGCGGGGGCAATGCAGACAATTACGGCGGTGGAGGCGGTGGATCATCAACGGCTGGCGCTAACGACACTGGTATTGGGGGAAACGGCGGTGATGGGACAGTAAACTCAATTACTGGTTCCGCTGTAACTTATGCTGGTGGAGGTGGCGGTGCCTATGCTGGAACTGGTGGAACAGGCGGAGGTGGGGATGCTTCTGATTCGACAACGGCAGTAAGCGGAACAGCCAACACTGGGTCCGGCGGGGGCGGAACAAACTCTGGAACTGCTGGTTCTGGTGGTTCTGGTGTTGTGATTATTCGGATTAAGGGATAGGTATTATGGCGCTTGATTTTCCTACTAGCCCTACAGACGGGCAAATCTACAACAACTATGTGTGGAACAACACGCTCGGCGTGTGGAGTCTACTGTCGGACACTACTGTTACGGCTCTGATTTCGAATACTCCTACGGGATCGTATACGGATGGTTACGATTACGAGTATGTGTCGTTTCTTGCTTCGGGTACTTTGACGGTTACTCGTGGTGGGTTTGCGGATGTTTTGCTTGTAGGTGGAGGCGGAGGCGGTGGAGATGGTGCAAGTTCCGACCCAGGTGGGGGCGGTGGAGGTGGAGGTGTCCAATACTTCACAAACTTATACATACCAGCCGGAAACAACGATGTAATTGTTGGCGCTGGCGGTTCCGCTGGGGCTTCGAGTAGCGCCGGTGGCAACGGTGGTGAAAGCTATATTGACGGAATCACCGGACAGGCTATCGGTGGTGGTGGTGGAGCCGGTTCGGTAGATGACCGCTACCCTCAACGCGGTGGTTCTGGCGGTGGCGGTGGGTTCGCCAACCTTATCGGCGCTTCTGGCGTAACGGGTCAGGGAAACTCGGGTGGAACAGTTCTCACTGTGGGCGGTGCTGGCGGTGGCGGTGCTGGCTCTGCCGCTCCCGATAATTCTGGTTCCGACCCTGGTAGCGCTGGTGGCGATGGTTTAGCGAACTCTATTACTGGTTCTTCAGTCACTTACGCTGGCGGTGGCGGTGGTGCTGGTCGCGCAGGTTCAGGAGGCGCAGGAGGCACTGGCGGTGGCGGTGCTGGAGCTATTGACTCAGCAAATGCGACTGACGGAACCGATGGGCTAGGCGGTGGCGGTGGCGGTTCCGAGCTTGGGGCTGCTGGCGCTGGTGGTTCGGGTATTGTTATCGTAAGATGGCGGACAAACTAATGGCGATCTGTCCTTGGGAATCCTGCCAACAAGAACACGACTGCAAGACCCGTGGTTGTGGGGTGTTGTGCGGTCAGCATTTCTGTGCTGAGGTGATGGTGTGAAACTCAGTCAACCGTGGCCCGAAGGATACTCGGTCAACAAAAACTCGCCTTACGGGTACAGAACCGATCCGATTACGAAACGACGCAAGTTCCATCACGGTATTGACGTGGCGTTGCCTGTGGGCACACCGTTGACTGCGCCTGCTAATGGGACTGTTGTGCATAAGGGCTCTGGGGCTTCTGGCGGTTACACGTTGATTATTCAGCACGCGAGGGACGTGTATTCGGTTTATTACCATTTGAAGGAGCCGTCGCACCTGAATAAAGGCACACGGGTCGTCGAAGGCGAACGGGTAGCTTTTTCTGGAAACACGGGACGTAGCACTGGGCCGCACCTGCATTTCGAGGTACGCAAGTCGCGTCGTTGGGGTGACACGGTGGACCCGATGCCTTTTTTTAGTAAAGCGGGCAACCCGCAACAACTTGTGACTGATGGGGTACTCGGTAAGAGAAGTTGGGCTGCAATCCAACGGATGCTCACCGCGAAAGGGTATTACAGAGGCGCTAACACTGGACGCAAAGACCGTACAACGGTTAGAGCGTTACAAACCTTCTTGAACGAGGGGGGCTGGTGATGGCTGATCAAGAACCGTCGATGAGAGTGACTTTGCGAGACGTTTACACAATAGTTATGGACCTCAAGAGTCAACTTGAGAAGCTGAACCAGAACTTGCCTACGACTGCTCAGAGGCTTGAGGAGCATGAGAAGGAAACGAAGGAACAGTTTGAGGACTTCGAGGACCGTCTCAGGGCGGTAGAGCGTCGCATCTGGCAGATATTCGGTGTTGTCGGTTTTGTTGCCGCATTGACCCCGGTTATTGTCAACTTCTTGTCGTGATTGCAACAATAAAGTTTTTTGTAAACAACCTGCTCAGGGGAGTGCAATTCATTATGAATAAACCTTCGTGGAAGAACCGTCGCCGGTACATACTGGCATCATTCATTATTGGTGCGATCATGTTGCTTGGTAGCACTGTGGTTGCTTTGGCGGGTAATGGTGCTGATGTTAGTGATTTGGTCACGGGTGGTGTAGCGTTGATAACGCTCATTCTTACCAGCTACATTTTTGGTGCTGTGTGGGAAGATAAGTCACTGTATAAGAAAGAGGAAAATGGTGATGGATAAAATCAAGAAGTATTTTGATTACGCCACGGAACGTGCCGTGAAAACATTGAGTCAGACCGCGCTTGCAACTATTGGTGGTACGGCGCTTGGCGTGATGGATGTAAACTGGTTATCCGTTGTTTCAATTAGCGCTCTTGCTGGAATTATGTCGCTGTTGACTTCGGTTCTTCAGTATGACCGTGTACCAGTGGAAGGAAAGTAATGGATATTGAAATCGTTGACGGTGTTGTATGCCCCGTCGATCCTGCTGAGGCCGCAATGTGCGAATCCTGCCAGTAATTATGTTATAGTTGGGTTGTTCATTTGAATTTCCTTTCTGGAAAGCCCCTCGGATTGTCCACCACGATCCGGGGGGTTTTTCTATTCAATCCATTGGTGGATGGTGCGACGGGTTACACCGGCTTTCTTAGCTAACTCGGTCACACCAAGTCCTGCCGCGTATCCTTCGCGTACTTTGTCGCGTAGAACGTCTGTGACGATCTGTAGGCGCGAAAGTTCCCAGTCGCGCATATCCGCAACCATGTCGAGCGTGTACCCAGCTATGTGGGCTTTTGTCATCTCTTGCATAACTTTATAGTACCGGTTGAACGTTAAATCCTTGTGTATGTCGGTTGTGTGTGGTTGACTGACGCCATGAGAAGAAGGGAAACCTACAAACGTAGGAAAACTATGGTTGTTGAGGTCAGAGAGTTTTGGCTTCTACTCGGTGCTGCGAGCTTTTTCGCTAGTGCTTGTGTTGTGTTGACGTTCGTTGTTGCTTATTTAGTGAAAGGGTAGGAAATGTTTGAAGTTGAGAGACACCATGATGAGATTGTTGTGACCTCGGAGCATGGGTTTGATTGTGTTCACCGTGGCGGTGTGGGAACACTCGTTTTAACGGTGAAGGAGGCCCGTGAGATGACGGAGAAGCTTATGGAGGCAACCCTG